CAACAACCACTTGTGTTGTTAAGAACGACGCGGCGGCAGCATCGGCAACGAACCCCGTGTATACGTTCGACGTTCTCGTAACGGAACTGCCGAGCGCAAACGGAGCCGTAGGCGAGCTGTCCACCGTTTCCGTGTCCTGGCCGATCACTGGCGCAGTAACCAAAGCCACAAGCTAAAAACAGGGAGTAAACGTTGCTGAGAGCACAAATCCAAGTAACAGATAATCAGGGGGTTGTCCGAACCTATGACGGCACCGGGGCGCTATTCGTAGCGTTTGAAGCACACTTTGATGTTTCGATCCTGGAAATGGGCGAAAATCCGCGTTTAACGCATATTTACTGGCTGGGATATGAAGCGGCACGCCGCCAAAACCAGCACGACGGTTTAGATTTTCAACAGTGGCTGGATGCCGGCTACACGGTGGAATTCGAGGCCGACGAAAGCCCTTTAGCCGAAGAAGCTACGCCTACCAGTTAGGAGTGTTAGCGATAAACACCGGACAACCCCTCGACGTTCTCTTAAACGCCGATTCATTAACCCTGATGGGGTTATTAACGGCGTGGAACGAGAAGGTCAAAGCCGAAGAACGGGCGGCGAAACTTGCCAAGGCAAAACGTAGGTAGAAAAACCACTATAGAAATCAAAGGGTTGCGGCAGGCCCAGCGCATGATGGGGCAAATCGACGCCGATTTTAAGAAACGGTTTAAGGATATCCACAAGGGCGCCGCCGATATTGTGGCCGACGAAGCACGCCGCCAAGCTCCCGTCCGATCTGGTCGCCTGAAGAAGGACATTAGGACCTCTGGAACCACTAAAGGTGGTGTTGTCCGGGTAGGCCGCAAAAAGATTCCTTACGTGGGGCGTGTCGTTTTCGGTGATCCCGTCACCTTCAGGGACCGCCTTATGAGGCGGGCGCAAAGCCGGCGAACACCGCAACCGTTTATCTACAAGGCGGCAGACATTCAATTTAGAAACGTCGTGGATTACTATAACGATGAGCTAGAACAAATTTTGGACGACGCGATCGAGGCGAACCGTGGCAAGTAAAAAAGCGTCAATAAGTATGCTGATCGGGGGCGACGCCTCCGGTTTACGCAAAGCGACCAAAAACGCCACCAAATCCCTAGACAAGTTTTCTAGATCATCAGCTAACGCCGCTAAGAAAGTAGCCGCATCGTTCGCAAAAATGACGGCTGGCGTAACGGTCGCCGCGGTAGGTCTGGGAGCGAAAGCCGTAGATTTAGCCAGCGATTTCGACGAGTCCATGTCGAAAACAAAAGCTATTTTTCGTTCCGGGGCGGATTCGATTATCGAGTCAGCGAACGACGCTGCGACCGCCGTAGGCATGTCGAGGGGCGAATTTTTGGAAGCCGCCTCAAGTTTTGGTGTTTTCGGTACCGCGGCCGGCCTATCGGGTGACGATCTGTCAAAATTTTCCGCTGATTTGGTTCGCACGTCCGCTGATGTGGCGTCCTTTAACAATCTCAGACCGGAAGAAGCGCTAGCGAAGCTACGGGCCGGCCTATCTGGGGAAACGGAGCCCCTGAAACAGTTAGGGATTCTCTTTAACGCCGCGATGGTCGAAGCAAAAGCGCTCGAAATGGGGCTAGCCGACGTAAACGGCGAAGTGTCCGAAGGGTCAAAGATTATGGCCCGGCAAGCGCTCATCATGGAGCAACTAGGCGCCCAGGGAGCTTTGGGGGACTTCGCGAAAACGTCCGGGGGCCTCGCTAACCAGCAACGCATACTTCAGGCCCGGCTAAAGGACGTGGGTATCACTATTGGTACGGCGTTGTTGCCGGTCGCTATGAAACTTGCTGAGGGCGTCACAAAACTAATCGAGGTGGCCGAGCGGTTCGCGCCTCAAATGGCAACTATTCGGGACCGGGCAAAAGAACTGGGCGAAGAATGGTTACCGAAGCTGAAAGACGCTTTCGACCGTATCCGCGAGGCTGTCGAACCAGTGATTAGGCGAATCGTCGATTTCATTAAAACCAACCCTAAGCCCTTTTTGTTAGGTTTGGCGGCCGCTGTAGGGGTAGTGCTTGTCGGAGCCATAGGCGCCGCCGTGGTCGCTCTCGGAGGCATTATTTTCAGTGTCGGGGGCCTGATAGCTCTATTTGGGGCCGCGGTTGCAGCTATCGCCTATTTCTGGCAGGAATCGGAAACGTTTAGATACGTCGTTACCAGGGTTTTTGAGGACGTAAAAGCCGTGGTCACCCCCATTATCGAGGGAATTATCGAAATGGTCGGCGGCCTCGTCCAGTCGTTCCAAGGCGTCCTCGATTTCCTAAAAGGCATATTTAAGGGCGATTTTGATTTAGCGCTATCCGGTATTAAAGACATGGTTTGGGGGTTGGCTCGAACGATCCTGGCACCGTTAGAAGCAATCAAAACGGCGTTTACTACATTCTTTAGCCTTGATTCGGTTAAAACCGGTATCGGGCTCGCCATCGACGGAATCATAGATTTCGTAAAAGCGATTCCCGACCGGGTAGGCAAGCTCGCTAAAGGAGCGTTTGACGCTCTCCTGACAGAATTCAAGTCGGTTATGACCGGCATAGTTAATTTCTTTATTGACCAAATCAATTGGCTAATCCGACAAATTAACCGGCTCCCGTTTGTCGATTTCGGGCAAATTCCAACGTTAAGCGGTCCGCGGAACACGACGCCCTTCGGGCCGCCAAAACCTGACATTCCGATAGCCCTGCCGATGACACCAACGAACGCAAATTTGCCGCTCCCCGGCGGGATGGGTGCACAAGCGGCTCACGGAATGACGCAACAAACCGTGAACATATACAAATCCTATATAGATAGCGCAGACCTCATCAGCGACCTCCGTCGCGTTAATCGCAACCAGAGTGGTGTTCCAATTGACGCCATCGGTTTCAACGGGCAGGCTCTCTAGTGGCAGCGCCCACGCCGCTAGTCGAAATCGGATTTATTGGGCCGGCGTTCGATAATGCTTTTACGCTTGACGACGCCGTAAAAGGCAAACTTGACAGCACAGACTACGTTTTGAGTGGGACGGAGGTAATGGCGGACCTCACCGACCGTTGCGTTTCGTTTATCACGCGCAGGGGCCGCGACGACTGGACTATGCCGTTTCCGCCGGGAAAAGCCCGGTTGCTATTTCGTAACACTGACGGAGCGTTAGACCCCCTCAACACATCATCGGCCTACTATCCGGGCATAACCGTAGGTAGAACGGTCACTATTAAATGCAACGGCCATTTGATTTATTCGGGCCTGGTCGAAGATATCAACCTTGGCTATGACACGCAGGGCGACGCATGGGTGACCGTGATAGCTGAGGACCAGTCCAGCGAACTAGGGCTAAGATCTCTTACTTCCGGCACGTCGTTTAGTGAACAAACAACAGGGCCGCGAGTTTCAGCCGTCCTATCCAACGCCAATATCGCTTATTCCGGCACAACCAGCATAGATACCGGCTATTCGACAGTTGCGGCGGAAACTTTGTCATCAGACGTAAACGCCGTCCAGTATCTACAGAAGGTCACGAACTCGGAACAGGGCTATTTGTATGTTGACCGCTCCGGGCAAATGCGCTTTGAGAACCGCTACGGCCCTATCACGTCCTCCGCCGCCACAACCTTTAGCGACGACGGCTCAGATGTGCCCTATCAGCAGATCGGGCGAACAGTAGTCAGCGCAGAGCTTTTCAACCGTTTAACGGCGAACCGGACCGGAGCCGCAGCCGTAACAGCTAACGACACCGACAGCCAAGATTCTTACGGAATACGACTACTACCCGTAGGGGAAGTGCTGGTATTGGACGACGCTACGGTAACTAATTTGCTGGATTTTCTTATGGTGCAAACCGCCTCAACCGAGGTGCGAATAAACACTTTAGAAGCCATATTGGATACCCAAAGCTCCGGTACACAGAACACGATTGCACAACTTGAACTAGCTGACGGGGTGGCCGTGGAATTTACGCCGCCTGGCGTTTCTCAACAATCGACGGAGGGGACGTTGCAGCAAATCGGGCACGCTTACACCGTCGGGGAAACCTGGCGCGTTACGCTAGGGATGACGCCAAGAGACACAACAAGTTATTTAATACTCGACGACGCCACCTTAGGGCGGCTCGACTACAACTCTTTAGGATTCTGATATGGCAGGCGCAGGCTACAAACAATGGACAACAGGAGCGGTTCTCACTTCTAGCGATATGAACACCTACGTGGGCGACCAAGTGGTAATGGTGTTCGCCAGCTCCTCGGCTAGATCGTCCGCCGTGTCCAGCCCTACCGAGGGCATGGTTTCCTACCTCAAAGACACAAACGCCATCGAATACTACGACGGCTCTGCGTGGGGCGGCATTGGCGACATAACGGCAGTAAACGCCGGCACCAACATCGACGTAACCAGCGGAACCGGACCAACACCGACAGTGGCGCTAGCGATTGACGCCGCAGTAGCGATAGGCGCAGACGGCTCCGGAGTAGACGTAACGTTCCACTCAGGAACCGCAGGCGATTTTGCTCTGTGGGACGCCTCAGATAAGGCGCTCGAATTTACCGATTCCAAAATTACGATGAACGATAACCTCATCGAAACCCCGGAAATGAAGGACTACGCCGAAACGGTAAACGTTATAGGCGGCACCGGGGGCGGCACCCAGGACATAGATTTAACCGCTGGGAACGTGGTAACCGCGACGGTGGACACGAGCGCTAATACCTTTACGTTTAGCAATCCGTCCGCTAGCGGTAAGTCGTGCAGCTTTACCCTTATCTTGACTAACGGCGGCTCCCAGACAGTCAATTGGCCCGGTTCGGTTGACTGGCCGGGGGGCGCAGCGCCGACGCTGACGACGACGGGCGTCGACGTTCTCGTATTTACGACGGTGGACGCTGGGACGACGTGGTATGGGTTCGCTGCTGGGCTGGCGATGGCCTAATGCCGCTGGGAATGACGAAGGTTGGCTTGCTGGCGGCGGCGGGCGGCGTTGATGCTGGGGCTTTTGAGCCGATAGCGAGCCAAACTTTTAACGGAAGCACCGCGACGGTGACCTTTTCTGGTATCCCTCAGACGTTCGCGGCGTTGCGTCTAATTGTCAAAACAGCCGTGAGCAGTTCGCATAGCGCCGACTATCACGTAGGCGTGCAAATCAACGGCGACACGGGCAGTAACTACCGGTATCAGTATTCGTACATTTATAGCTATA